ATATGAATTTTAATTGTTTTATAATTTATTTGATTATGGCATTTAATCATGCAATGCATATTGATGGACCAAATGTGGTAACAAAATCCCAGGGGATGTTCTCTGGTATTCCTGGTACAACTATCATCAATATACATAATTCGGCTCGTATACAAGCAGTGTTTGAATCATCTATAGATAATGAGAAAGAGGAGATTACACCTCAAAATGTATTCAAAGTTATAGCCAGGGGAAATGCTTTAGTAGAAGCTAAATTAGGTTATAAATTTAAGGGCTATGAAGGTCTGTCAATAGAAGCGGCGAATATGACTTCTGATAAATTGTTTGAGAAATATGTTGATTCTGCGTATTCCTTAAGTATCGAAAAGATATATGAGACTGGTATTCCGTTACCATTCTTATCAAACAAAATATCTATAATTGATGGTGAGCCAATTTGTGTTCCTATGGATTTACACAAATTCGGTGCTTCATTGGTTCTACCTGCAAATACTAAGAAAGGTAATGCTGTCAAATCCCAACTCGAGAGGGTTGTAGGAGTGTTATTTTCTGGTGGTTGGCTTGACGATGAATTTTATGAATTCTTGTCCTCCACTTATGTTGATCTCAGGAAAGTAGAGAAAATGAAAGAAATTGAAGTTTCAGAACTCTCTGCTGATGAGAAAGACGTTTTTGAGATATTAGAAAAACTGGATCCAACTCAAGTCCCCACCAAAGATTTCCTCTTCGATATGAATACCATGGATAAAGAAAAATTTAAAGAAAAGTATTTCGGTGAGAATCCTATCGCTACAATAGCAAATGAAATCAAAGAAAGCATCAAAGTATCAAAAGATGATGTTATGAATAACCAACAATCTGATTTTAATGAAATTCTTCGAGAGTTCGAGAGTTTCAATCCTAGTGAATTACCGCCTGATCTTATCGTTCCAGATAAAATGGGTCATGGTAACGCTAACACAATTATTCAAGATGAGATTAAAACTAAAAAGAATCTTGATAAACATAAACGAAAGAAGTTAAGATATTTTGTTTCTGAAGTGTATAAAGGTAAAATGAAGTCAAATTATTTGCAATATATTGAACAATATGAAGATGATGATCAAAATATATATGATGAATTTGAGTTAGAGATGTTGTTGGATGAAGATTTCGATTCAGAACAAGCGAATGCCTATAAAGCCTTGATTGGTTCCAAATTTGTTGAAGATGACTGGGATGGTTATCAACAATTTGAAGCTGGTAACGGAGATGATTTTTCTCTACCTGAACAGGATGAAGATTATCTTGAGAACTTTGATGATTTCGGTTCGAAAGATTATTTGAATACTGATCGTGAAGGGTAGAAAGTAAACATCTACAATTTATTATGAACTAAAAGTAATATTGTTTAAATACTCCATAATCTTCGTTGTATTTAACTGTTTTTATTCCAAT